ACAGGGTTCGCATCGAGCAGATGGAAAGCCTGATCGATTCGAATGGCGAGCCGGCACAGGATGATGAGACGGGGACTGTCCTGCAGGAATGGACCGAGGTCGCAACTGTGTGGGCGGCAATCGAGCCTCTAAGCGCTCGTGAGTTTCTGGCGGCACAGGCCACGCAATCCAAGGTCACGGCACGAATTACGATCCGATTCCGAGATGATCTGGACCCGGCGATGCGTCTAGTGCATACGAGGACCGGTCGGGCGGATGTCGTTTACAACCCGGCAGGCTTTCTGCCCGATGTCGAAAGCGGGCTGGACTATGTGACCATCCCAGTATCAACGGGTATTGGTATTGGTCAATGAAGTATAGCGATATCTATCATTCGCTGATGAGCATGGCAAAGAGTCGTGTCCTATCTGGATATATCGAGAGACACCATGTTTTACCAAAATGTCTTGGTGGAACAGACGATAGTGAGAATATTGTTGAATTGACAGCGCGAGAGCATTTTTTCGCTCATCAATTGCTCACAAAAATTCATCCAAACGTCTCTGGTCTGACCTATGCGACTGCTCTTATGAGCGGCAAAGGAGTACTTGGTAAATATGCCAGTCGCTCATATGAATGGGTGAGGCGTAGATACGCTATGCAGAAATCTGCGGCGATGAAAGGAAAGCCAAGGCCACCAGAGACAATGCAAGCAATGAGAGCCGCTGTCAAGGCGATGACAAAGACACAGGAGCATCGGCAAAAGATAGCTAACACATTGCGCGGAAGAAAGACGCCAGATTCTGTTAGGAAAAAACTAAGTGCAATAAGAAAAGGGAAAAAGCACAGTAAGGCACACTGCGCAAATATGTCTAAGGCAAGGTCTGTGCTGAGTGAAGATCAAATACGCGAAATGCGAGCGGAATATGACGCAGGTGGCGTGCTTGACCATATATCTATGAAATATGGAGTCTCTAAATCTGCGGGTGCCAGAATAATGAAGCGGCAATCACATAATTGGATGATTGTCGAGGGCCAATGACAACTTGGGCAGTGCTCGCGACTGGGCCATCTATGTCGCAAGCGGTTGCGGATCAGGTCAAGGGACGATGCAAGACCGTGGCGGTCAGCGACGCATGGAAGCTGGCGCCATGGGCTGATGCGTTGGTTTCGACCGATGGCGCCTGGTGGAAGGCGCATCCCGAAGCATTGGAATTCCAGGGGCGGAAGTTCGGAGCAATGCCGAGTTTCAGGCCGTTCGAGAGCGTCGAAAGTTTTCCGGCTGAGACCTATACGAATTCAGGCTTACTCGCTCTGATGGTTGCGGTTCATCTGGGGGCGAAGCGGGTTCTGCTGTGCGGGATTGACCTGAACCAACCGGGGCATCATTTCTTCGGCCGGCATCCGGCGCCGCTCAAATCCACCAACGCCGGACGGATGGAAGCGTTCAAGCGGCAATTCGGGCACTACCGGCCCAAAGGTGTCGAGATCATCAATTGTTCGCAGTGGAGTTCGCTGCATTGCTACCCAAGGGCTTCGCTTGAGGACTGTCTCGCTGAATCTTCGGTACTCGCTGACTGAGCGGGTCCAGGCGTTCGAGCGAGGGTTGAGGCGGCATGGATTCACCGTCATTCCCGGTCTGCAGCCGGCCGACGCGCTGGTGACATGGAACCGGATCGGTGCTGCCGACCGTCTGGCGAAGGATTACGGGCTGGTGCTGGTTGCCGAGAATGCGGCCTGGGGCAATGGGTTTCTCGAGCGGAAGTGGATCAGTCTCGCGAAGGATAGGCACAACACAGCCGGGATGTTCCTGGCGGGCGGCTACGAACGTTGGGATGCGCTCAATGTCGAGCTAGCGCCCTGGAGGACTGAAGGCGAAACGGTGATCCTGCCGCAGCGCGGGATCGGAAGTCCTCCAACGGCGATGCCGGCCAATTGGGCGAAGTCAGCCTTTCAACGGCATGGCGGGCGCATCCGGCCGCATCCTGGCAGGAATCAGGCGAAGCCATTGGTAGATGATCTGGCGCGCTGCGGTCGAGTTGTGACCTGGGGCAGTGGCGCCGCGATTCAGGCTCTGATGATGGGTATTCCGGTGATCTCGGAGATGCCCCATTGGATTGGTGAGCAGGACAACACGGATACAGGCCGGATGTACATGTTCAGGAATCTGGCCTGGGCTCAGTGGGAGCTCCATGAGATAGAAAGCGGCGAAGCATTCGAGGGTTTTCTGTGAGGCTTCTTTTTACCGGGAAGGGTACTTCAGGCAGTTGGCAGATTCGTGGTCTGCAAGTTTCCAAGGCACTAGGCGCCGCAGCGGTACCAATGGCCGGCCTGCAGGATTGCAAGGCAGCGCATGCGATCGTGGCGGTCAAGCGCATTCCAGATCCACTGCTGGAGACGATCAGGAAAAGCGGCCGGCCGTGGGCCTGGGATGTGGTGGATGCGTTTCCTCAGCCGAAGTGCTCGGCCTGGTCGAGACAGGAATCGATCGACTGGCTGAAGGGTGAAGTTCACCGGCTGGCGCCGACGATGGTGATCCTGCCGAACGAGCGGATGCGTGATGACCTCGGGTTTGGGGAGGTTATCTATCACCACCACCGGCCGAATATGGTAGTGAACCCGGTCCGGGAGCGATTGGAAGTGATCGGCTACGAGGGTTCCCCGACCTATATCCGAGGATGGGCCGAGGCAATTGGCAAGGAATGCTCCAGGCGTGGGCTGATCTTCATGGTGAACCCTCCACAATTGGCGGATGTCGATGTCGTGCTCGCCTTGCGCGGAGAGGGCTGGAATGGCTACCCGCAACGGCACTGGAAGTCGAATGTCAAGCTGGCGAACGCACACGGAAGCGGTACGCCATTCATCGGCTCTAGAGAAGCCGGGTATCTGGAAACGCAGACGGGGGCCGAACACTGGGCCGACGATCCTCGGGAACTCGCCACCGCGCTGGACTGGCTAGAGACGCGAGACGCCCGATTGTCGATCCGGGACAGGTTCCTTGGCGCATGTTTCACGTGGAACATGGCAGCTCAGCGCTATCGCGAGGTGCTGTGCAAGCTGAAATCCTGATGGCCGGGAGCCAGCGTGGCTTGAGGATGCTGCGATCGATGGCTGAGGCGGCACCGATCCCGGTAAAGATCACGGAACGATACGAGGGCAACAGTGAAATCCTGATGCTCTATGGCGTCGGGCACCACGAACGATTGAAGTGGTGGAAGGCCCATCAGGGAATCAGAATCTGCTGGGACTTGGGCTACTGGAATCGGCAAGAGGCGATGCGCGTGGCAATTGGCTACGAGCATCCCAGGAACATGCCGCAGGCGACAGGCGATCGGTTCAGGGCCAGCGGGATCGTGCTGCGGGACGACTACAAGCCGACCGGGCATATCCTGCTCGCCGGCATGGGAACTAAGTCACGCTCGATGCTCGGATTCAGGGGCCAGGAGTGGGAGAAAAAGATGCTCTGGCGGATCAAGCGCACCTATCCAGAGTCGCGCATCTACTACAAGGCCAAGCGCCCCGAGGAATGGACGGGATGCCGGGTCAGCGATCAGCCGATCGAACGGCTCTTGAAGAATGCGGCGCTGGTGGTCTGCCGGCACTCGAACGTGGCGATCGATGCATGTATTGCGGGCATACCGGTGGTCTGTGAGGACGGGGCGGCAGCGGAACTCTATGGCTCCGATCTCGCGGCTCCGCGGAATCCATCGCACGAAGAACGATTGGCTTTCTTGCAACGATTGGCCTGGTGGCAATGGAAAAACTCAGAGGCGGCACAAGCGTGGAAATTCCTGTTGACGGTCTAAAGCTCAATGTTGGATGTGGCGCCCGGGTAATGGACGGCTGGTTCAACTGCGACATCCAGCGCAATCCGAACGCGCCTCGAGCGCCTGAGTTGCTATGCGATGCCAAGGCAATTCCGCTGCCGGACGGATGCGCGAATACGCTGATGGCAATCCATGTCTTCGAGCATTTCTACCGATGGGAATGCGACTCGGTTCTTCTGGAATGGTCCAGGCTGCTTCGGCAAGGCGGAACCTTGATCCTTGAACTTCCGAACCTCGTGAAGTGCTGCGAAAACTACCTATCAGGGCGCAAGCGCGGTGGCAAAGACCCGGACCAGCTGGCACGATGGGGCATCTATGGCGATCCGAGGACGGGAGACAAATTCATGTGCCATCCCTGGGGCTGGTCGCCGGACGAACTCTCCGCGTTGCTGAGAGATCATGGATTCAAGAAAGTGGCCGAGCGTCAAACGCAGTTTCATCCGGCTGGCCGGGAGCATCGGGACATGCGGCTGGAGGCAATCAAGTGATTCGCGTCTTCGCAGGTTACGACGAGCGCGAAGCCTTTGGCTACCATGTCTTCTGCTCGTCAGTCATCCGCACGTGTTCGGTACCCGTGGCCTTTACGCCGGTAAGCGACGACCAGGCCGATGGCTCGAACACATTCGTCTATGCCCGCTTCAAGGTCGCCGAGCTCTGCAACTTCGAGGGCTGGGCGATCTTCGCCGATGCTTGCGACATGCTGTGCATCGGCGACATGGCCGAACTCTGGGCGCTGCGTGATGATCGGTTCGCGGTTCAGGTCGTGAAGAACAGCTATAAAACCCGTAATCCGATCAAGTACATCGGGACTTCAATGCAGTGTCCGAACGTGGACTACCCGCGCAAGAACTGGTCGAGCCTACAACTGATCAATTGCGCCGCGCCTGAATGGAAAGGCGTGGACTGGAGCCCGAAGGGCCAGCAGCAGTTCGCGGGTTTCGAGGATGATCGAATCGGCGAGCTCCCTGCCGAATGGAACGTCCTCGTAGATGAAAATGGCAGTCCCGAAGGCGCAAAACTACTCCACTGGACGGCGGGCAGTCCTGGCTTTTGGCATTATAGGAATGCCAACGGCGCAGAGGCATGGCATGCCGAACATGAATTCCTGCGGCAGGCGTATATCTGATGGCTGAGACCACCACGATTCAACTGACCGGCCTGGATGGCGTCTACGAGATGCTTCGCTCATTGCCAGCAGAGGTTGTGAGCAAGCGTGGTGGGCCGGTCAAGTCCGCCCTGAGAAAGGGCGCAGTCGTCATCCGCAAGGCCGAGATCGCCAATCTCCGGGTCGTTACTTCCAACCAGACCAAGGAAGAAAGCATCTCGACGGGCCTGCTGGCGAAAAACGTCATTGTCAGCCGAGGCAAACCGCCGACCGATGGCAATGGCGAGCGTTATCTCGTCCGGGTTCGCCGGAAGACCTATGCGCGCGTGAGTGGAAAAGCAGTGACTACGCTCAAGACAGCGCAGCTGCTCGAGTATGGCTCGAGCAAACAGCCGGCCGAGCCGTGGATTCGTCCAGCCTTCCAGTCGAAAGCGGCAGAAGCCATCCGAACCGTCGAGACTGAACTCGTGGCAGCGATCGACCGGATCGCCACCAAACTCATGAAGCAAGGAGGCGCCTGATGCTGCCTCCCGTTTTCCCGGCGCTGAAAGCCTCTGCCTCGGTTCGCGCGATCGTCGGCACGAGTCCGGCCAGAATCTACCGGCACGGCGCCGCGCCGCAAGGGCTGACGCTGCCTTACATCACATGGACGCTCGTTTCCAGCGTCCCGGAAAACAACCTGAGCGATCTGCCGCCGACTGACCGTCAGACGGTGCAGATCGACTGCTGGCACCAGAATTCAGATGACATCGACACACTTGCCACGGCAGTGCGTGATGCCATCGAGCCGATTGCGCATATGACATCGACCCTGCTCGATGAGCAGGAACCCGAAACGAAGCTCTACCGAATCGGGCTTCAATTCGACTTCTTCGGCAGATAGCCGGGGACCAACCACTTTCACCCACCCTACCCGCCGATGGCGGGTTTTCTTTTTCAAGGAGCCATCCATGGCCGTCGTTGACAACGCCTTTGAGACCAAGGGCACCCATCTCTATTTCGTTGATCCCGTCACCCATGCCGCTGTGAAGCTGACATGCCCGACCGGGATCACC